ACATTAGTAATTTCTCTTGCACCGTAAGACTTTAAAAATAACCCTGCGCATTCGTCTGTATCGGCTTGTTGTTCACAAACAATAATTGGTTTATATTTTAGTATCGTTTCAATTGCACCTTTAAGAACTTCAAGTTCGTGACGTTCGCAATCAATTTTTAACAAGCCAAACTTTGGAAGATTTAAATCGTCCATTCTTTTTATATCAATTGATCCTGTGCCAACTTCGCTTACATAGCTACCGCCTGTGTTTATATGATCGTATACCATGTTTACTTTATTGTTTGTACTACCAAGTGCAAATTTATTAATATAAACTTTTGATGGATTAACATTTCTTTCTAAACAAATATATACTTGTTCAAGTGGTTCGTATGCAAATACACGATTAAACTTTTTAGAAAGAGGTTTTGCCCACAAGCCTACATTTGCACCTACATCAATTGCTATGTTAAAATCAGTTACATATTTGTATGCTTCGTCTCTAACATCATCTTGATATTCAGGCGGCCCGCCTTTTTTTATTCTTTTATTAATTAGACGTTCAAAATGATCGTCTGATGTTGGCATCCAATAATTATGTACTAGTTTCATTTTTTGAGCACCGTAATATATTTAATAACATTTATATTAAATTTTTGTACATAACGTTCAGTGATATTCTTGTATGTAATTGTCCAGTTGTATCTATCGAGTTGTCTTTTCCACCATTTTGGATCTTCAATAATTAAATGTGCATTGCGTCCGTCGCTTAGTTTTTTCTTTGCTGGATGACAGGCAATTAAATGATATTGATACTTTGTTGTTCTATTAAATAAATCGTCTAGTGTTTTTTCTAACATATCTATTTCAACATGTTCAAGAACATCACTACTATAAGTCATGTCAACTTGCTCAGGCAAGTCAATTGGGCTTGTCACTGGATCATATGTGTACAACTTAATATCGGGATACTCTTTGGAAATTGCTTGTGAAAGATATCCTTTGCCACTTCCAAAATCTAAAAAGCTATTTACTTCGCCGCTATCAAGAATTTCTTTAACTATTTTAGGAATGTCAGCGCCGCTTCCAAACGCTGACTTACTGTGTAAAGTTTTTAATTGTTTTAAATATTCTGCGCTATGTGCCATTATAGTGATGCATCCTCCATGCCAGCAACTCTAAGTTTTACAACATTAGTAATTTGCCATTGCTTTTGATCAAGTGCTTTAAGTACGCCTAACCATTTGTTACGCATTAGTGCAAACTCGTTGATAATCTTTTCGTAGTCAACAACGTCTGCCTCACCGTCTACGTATTTTTCAACGTCACGGCTTGACAGAGCTCGTTGATAGTTCTCAAGATATTTCTTAAAAAATGAACTACGCAATCTACGTAGTTCAATATTTAAATAGTTTAGAATTGCTTCTATTTCTTGAAGTTGGTTAAACCGCTGTTCAACAATTCCTGGCATCTCAGCTGCTGCTTTTTCAACATTACCTTTGAGTCTAACTTCACGTTTTGCTTCTACAAGTTCAGTTTCAAAATATTGTATAGCACTTGGAATTTTAGAGATATCACGTGATACATCTGAATACCATCCCATTACTCATCCCACTCTTGTTCGTCTTCGTCGTCTTCATCTTCTAAGTAGTATTGAATTGCAGCATCTAAAAGTTTATCATTGCCAAGTGAAGATTTTAATGTCAAGTCGTCAACACCATAATCAACTAGTAAATCAACAAATTTTTCAGCTACAAGTTCTGGCTGTTTCTTATCTAGATAGTTTTTAAATAAGTTCCAGATGTCAGCAATTTGGTCTTCATCCATTTTCAGCAGTTTCCTCGATTAAGTTATCATCGGTATTTACCAATTCGGCTTCTAATTCAGCTAGTTCTGCTTCTCTTGCCAACCGTTCAGCTTCTGCTTCATCGGCTGCAACTTGTGCTTCTTTAGCTGGCAAATCTGCCATAACCTTATCGAGTAATTCGCCTGTCCAACGCTTGCGGAATTCTAGAATAGGTTCGCCGTTACTCATAACATACTCGTAACGATTACCTTTCTTTTCTAGTAGTCCTTTTGCATCCATCAAGTCAAACATACCTGAATATGGATCCATACCTGTTTCATATGGAATCTCAACTTGTACACTTTCAAACGGTTTGTTGTAACGTGTTTTCATTACTTTACACGCTGCTCTAATACCATGTACTTGTGATGTTTTGTTGCCGTCTGCATCCACTTTAAGTTTAAGTTTCTTCATAGCAACAACCATACTACTTGCATACACAAAACCCGAACCACCTGAGATCTTGTCATCTGGATCAAACATATCTTGCGATGCATACGTGTGGTTAGTTACACACATGCCTACATTGTAACTACCAAACATGTTAACACAGTTAGTTACAAGTGCTTTAAGTGCTTTTGCCTTACGACCAAAGTCACCCTTCATATCACCTTTTTGGAACTGGTCCATTTCAGTAGGCGACATAAGCATACCAAGTGAGTCAACTACAAACAATACTTTTGGACGATCTTCTTCGTTCATTGCTTTGTAGTCTTCCATAAATGTACTAACTGTTTTAGCAACATCATCAATCATTGCCATATTAAGTTTAAGTAATTTACTTTCGTCTGTGTCTACCTTTAGTGCTTGTAGCCAAGTTTCGTCAAGTGCATTTTCACTGTCAATAAGGACAACAAAGATACCTTGGTCTTGTGCGTATTTTACAATATTACCTGACACAATATAAGATTTGCCTGCACCTGATTCGCCTGCAAATACCGACACCTTGCCTAGCGGAATACCTTTTTGAAAGTCACCACTTAGCAAATAGTTAAGTGCAAAGTTACCTGTACTAATCCAATCAGTTGGATCGTTGAAACCTGCACTCATACCCGTAATAGATTTTGTCAACGAATTACGGAATTTCGTTGGATCGAATGTTTTACTGACCATTGTTTCTCCTATCTAAAAAGCGTAATGGGGGATTGCTCCCCCACTATAGTTTATCAACCTTGACGTGAACGAATCATTGCAAGGATATCTTGTGCTCCACCTTCAGCTGGCGCTGGTGCTGCTTCTGCTGCAACTTCTTCATTAGACTTAAACGGAATATCATCATGATGCTGGCTTTGACGGATCGCCTGTACGTGCTTGCATGCCTGCTGGGCGGAAATATTGACTCCAACGATCTGGATCGTAGGCTTCGCCATCTACACTTGCTTCAAACATTTCTGCAAGAACTTTAACAGCCACTTCGTCTGGCTTTTTAGGAAGGAAGTCGTTGAGATTAAACAGTCCGTGTGTATTAACTGCATTCATCTCACTGTCACTTAGTGGACGCTCTCTACGTGCCCAATTACTTGCGCCGTAATCTGCATATCCACCTTTGGAACCTTTTGCAAGACGGAAGTCTACACCAGCAGTATAATCTGTTGGTAATTCTTCCATATCTGGATCCATAAGAGCTGCCTTAATTAACTGAAAGATTTGTGGACCAATAATAAAACGTCTAACAGGATTTTCTGGTGTAGAGTCCTCTGCTAGTGGATTATCTGTAACAAATCCTTGGAAGATATATGAACGTTTCTTCCAATATTTACGACCCATATCTTCTAATGCTGGATCTTTAAACCAACCACGTACTTCCTGTAGAATGCCACAGGATTCGCCGTACATTTCCATGCATGGAACTTGTACTTGTACTGGGCGTGAACTTGTGTCGCCCTTAATACCGCTAAATGGAAGTTTAATCATCAAACGTTCTTTCCAGAAGAAAGTGTTTGAATCGTCCCCATCAGGTAAGAAGCGAAGAGTAGTTTGTTCGCCTTCTTTCATATTCCAAAATGGGTAAATTGCGTTGTCGCCACCGCCTGTGCGTTGACCGCCTGCGCCGGCTTCTTGTTCTTTAAGTTTTGCTCTAATTTCTGCTAATGATGCCATAGTTATGCCTCCTATAATGTTGCCTATGTCTTGTGTTGTTGTATGCCTTAATGTGCAGTACTATTACATACTACACTGTTTTATTTACCTTGTCAAGTCTTTTCTAGTCTATTTCTTTAAAATCAAATGTGTTTCCAGTATGCAACCAATTTTCTATTTTTGTAAGTAAATTTTTATGTGCGTGTTTAGGAAGATGATTGTTACGCGGATCATTGCCGAAACCGTACGTTGGTGGAAAAACGTTATATACTGTATCTTTAGAGCAATAAAAATTTTTAGTATTTTCAATAGAGAGCCTGAAACCCTTGCGAAATTCCAAATCAACTGGGCATCCTGCAGAAACTACATACATTTTTTTAAAATATTTGCTCATTTCTTTAAGGATTGTAATAATTTTTAACATTTCGGTTTGAGTATATGTACTGTGTAAAACATATTCATGTAAAAACAAATCAAGAAATGAACAACGTTCACCGAATGATTCGCCTACAAGATTTAGCATTTCTTCTCTTGTTTCTAGATCCCAGTTGTTATTAAGATGAACAGCATAAACTTCTGAGTAAGACTGGTGTCTTGGGGTTTGATTATTTATAAATTTTAAATTAAATCTGTATATACTAGGTATAACAAAAAATACACTAATATTTTTAAGTTTTTCTTTTTTTGATTTTTTAACTGCGTCTATAAATCTTTGCAGTTGGTAATCTGGGCCTGAACCGGCTACCGAGTAATTTATTACTTTTATTGTTTTCTTAATAGCTACAGGCCATGCTACATAGGTTAAGTCATTTCTATATGTAGGATCGCAATGACTATCTCCAAATATCCACAACTTTTCTTTTTTCATTAGTGATTATTTTAAACCTGCTAAATTCTTAATTCTGTTTATTGCTGCTTCTTTTCGATTTTTAATTGATCTTTCATCTCTAGACTTTTGAAGTTCTGCTTGACGATCGTCTCTACCTTTTTGAATAGCATTCAAACGATCGGTTCTATCTTTTCGAATAGTTGCTAAACGAGCATCTCTATATTCGCCTTCGCCTTGCTGTTTAGCCACTTCTGTTTCTGGATATCTGCTATACTCTGCTTTTTGTGCGTTACGCTCTGCAACCATAGCTTCTACTTTTTCAATAAATTGAGCAGCTGGTTCTACATATTGAGGACCATAATCTTTTTCTACCATAGTAAGTACTGCTGTTTCGCCTTTAGGAAAAGTTCCGTTTTCTCTATCAAAATAAGATAGAATAAACTCTCCAATTGGTGTCTTTTGCTCTTCTTCTGGTTCTGGTGTGCCTGCTTTTGCTAGTTGCCCTTTTTGGTTAATTTTGACATCCATTGTATCGTCTGCTTCAGCATGACAATCTTCTTCGCAATCGCATCCTGATTTAGGATTGCCTACTTCGCAACCACAATGCTTACAAGTATCTGTACTTTCAGCAAACTGTCCCATTAGTTTATCAATTGCTTTTTCAATAAGAGAATCAATACTGCTTACTGTTGTTTCGTTTGTTGCCTTGTTCTTTTCGTGACAGTCGCAATGCTTGCAATCTGGTCCACATGCACATTCTGTTACAGGTTTGCCGCAACATGCATCTGGGCACATTTCAACTGCTTCTGCGACTAAATCTTCTGGACCTAATTCTGTTGGTTTTACAGCTTCGCCTACTAAGTTATAAATGTATGGAAATACATCTTTTAATTCTTCATTGAACTGTTTAATAGTTAATTGATCTACCCAGCTATCAGCAATATCAGTTGGTACATCTTCAATTACTGGTACTACAAAGTTTTCAGCAGCTTCTTTGTAATATGCAGGTTTTTGTAAATTTGCAATTGTTTGTTTTACTTCTTTAATACGGCCTTTAACAACATCTCCATAACCTTCGAGTGTTTCTGCCATTACAGTACTACGTCCAACATATTGATTGAACTTGCGTAGTTTTGACATCTCTTCTGACAAGCCGGAAATATACTTGCCAAAATCGTCATACGCATGACCGCCTTCACTAACATGCAATGCCATAGCTCTTGCACCACTTAGATGCTTGTATGGGTATTTAAATTTTTCACCACTTGGCGATTCAATAAAAATACTACCAATCTTTGTTCTTCTACTTGATGCACTTTCTACATTAATTGGAGCCGAATGCTTAATTGCTATTCTTGCACTTCCAATTTTTTGGTAACTAATTCTATTGCTACCATACATTGCTGATTCTGCCATATTATCTCCGGTACGATTTACTGCTAAAAATTCGTAATCTCTTTTATCTAAGTTTGTTTTATTGATATCTCTAACATCAAACTTTAACATGCGTTTTTTTGCAAACACCCTAAGCTCTTTTAAAAAGTTATACCAATCGTCTTGAATTGATTCTACTTGTCCATTTACAAAGTCTTTTGCAACAATTACAGTAACACCATTTTCTTCATCAAGAGATACACTTACTTTTCCTAGTTCCATGCCTTTTGTTTTGTAGGCAAATTCAAAAAAGCGAGCTTCTTCGGGTACATTTGTTACAGTACCGTTTTCGTTACCAATTTCTACGTCGGTAAAACGTCCACGTATCTTATTAAACATATCTGATGCAAAATTATTAAACTTATTCATACTTATATTTATCAATAACTGCCACTAACAAAGATAGGCATGGGCATTTCGTAGTCTTCTTCTGCGCCCGATTCCATCTGTGTAAATGAATTATAGATATTAATATCCCAATCTTTCATTACTGTAATCATTCTAAGTACGAGCAACATTGAACTAATTAAGTCATCAGTACCGCCTGGCTTTGCCTGATAACTACTGCCTGTTGCAACAAATGCTTTTAGTTCACTTATAAAAGGTTTACTATGAATAATTAATTTTTTATTTTCAACCATTGTCTTTAATCTACTACATGCAGTTACTTTTGCACTATGTGTAGTATTAAAGCCTTTTCTAAATTTACGTACATGGCCTTTACGCATTGGCTCACTAATAAACATACCAGGTATATTTTCTTCGCCGTGATCGTTGATTACAATTAGGCATGCTTCGCCAATACCATTATTTTCAACACTCCAATATATACCGTTATCATCGCCACGTTCTTTTGCTATGTAATCGCATATGTCTTTTAGTACTCGTATCTGTCCTGGAATACTAGTTGTGTTATGTTGCCATTCAGCAACTTGTATGTATGTAGGAAGTTCGACTACCTGTATTGCACTATAGTCTCCACCTGTACCCATACTAGGATCAAGTGCTATTGCGTAATTCTTATCAGGTGAAATTTTTGTATAAAAACGAGTTTGTCCCATTTGTAAGGAAGGTGCAACACCTTCCATTTCAGTTAGGTGTAATGAATTGATTAGTGTTTCGTCAAAGACTAAGAATTCACATCCGTATTCACGTCTAAAACGTTCTTCACCAATACGTCCAATTTCTTCATCTTTCCATGCTTCGTCTCTATCAGGATGTTCGCTCCAATGTGCAATAAAACTATGAAAGCCATTTGTGCCAACTTCTTGTTCATTGCCATGTACATCAAACTTTTCTTCTGCTTGTTTCCATATCATAGCAAACGTATCTTCGTCACTATTCGGAGTGCTAGTAATAATAGCTCTACCACCAGTTGCTAGTGTTGGCGAAATTGAAGTCCAAAATTCTTCAGCAATGTTTGGAGGCACAAATGCAAACTCGTCACAGTATAATAATGAAATACTCAAACCACGTCCTGTGTTACCAGTTGTTGTTTGACTAATAATACGTGAACCATTTTCAAACTCAATACTACCTTTGTTGTAACTTGTAACACCTGCTCTAATATGATTAGGACAAAGTTCATATACGTAACGTATACGTTGCATAATTTCTTGAGCACCTGTGTATTTGTGTGCTGCAATAAGAATAGTTTGATCTGGATTAAACATTGCATACCACGCTAGGTATATACTAGCACACGTAGTTTTGCCTGTTTGTCTAGGCATCATGTTAATATTAAAACGGTAGCTGTGATAACTGTGCAGTAAGCCTAACTGATATTCAAACGGATCAAACAAGAGTTTGCCTTTTACAGGATGTTGAATATGTGCAAATTTACGTGCAAAATGCAAGTATCCAGTATCAGGATCCATGCATGCCATCAAGTCTTCGACTTGGTCGTTTGTATATGTTTCTTGTTTATTGGCTTTTTTAATTAAAACGCCATCTAGTGAAGTTGCCATGTTAATATTTAGTCAAGAAAATAGCGCCGTTTGGCGCTATTGACTTATTGTATTTTTATTTCTTTTTAAACTGTGGAGGCACTTCGCCTTTTTTAGGCTTGCTACCTTTTTTCTTACCTTCGTTATCGTCTTTGCCAGGCTTCTTGTCTGCCCAGTCTGGAACACCGTCGCCGTCAGCATCTGGCTTTTTCTTTTCGTTAAGTGCTGCCCATAAACGATCCTTAATACTTTCAACATTCATTGGGTTATCGCCGCCTGCTGTTGCTGGATATGATTTCTTACTTTTGTGTAAATCGTCACCACTTGGAAGTACTGCGTCTACACCCATGTATTCCTCTTCTGGTTCGTTATCGTATTCTTCAACTTCTTCTTCTTGTGCTTCGCCTTGCTGTACTGATTGCAACGCTTGCAATAATTGTGCCATTTGGCCTGCATCGTTCATTTGAATATTGATTGATCCGCCTTGATCCATTTCACCCATTTCAGGTGGACATTCTGCAACTGGCTTATCAGCTGCATCCATTGCTCTTAATATATCTGCCATGCTACTCATTGTTTAACTCCCTATTGCGCTTTTATCATTAGTAGGCTCTTCTAGAGGCTGTTCCATTTTGTAGCCACTATCAGCATCGTCTCTTTCTTTACGTGCTGTTTCTAATTCTTTTAACAAGTTCATTACACGGTTACCGCCAGCATCTTCTTGTGCAGACTCACCTCCCATGTCTTCTTGTGTTAGTTTTGCTTCGTAAGGACCATCGTCCTTTTCTTCTTGATATAGCTCTTGTTGTTCTAACGGATTTCTAACAATAATATGACTTGCATCAATTCCGCAGCACTGTCCGATATACTCTTGTAGTGTATCGCCTGTTGTTGGATACTGTAGTTCTACTTCGTAATAATGAACATCAATATTTTCTAATTGTGGAAAATCTAACGGACGTTTTTGAATTGGTGTTTTCTTACCTGCTGACATGCTTTTTATAGCATACTTTTGTAAGCAAGATTTTACACTTTCTTCACAACCGTCTGGAAGATCGCCTGCAATACCGATCTTGAAAGGATATACTTTGTGTGTTTCTAGTAAAATATTTTTAAATGTGTTCATCGTTGTTTTCCTGGCTATATGTTATTTATCGTCTTTCATACCTTTTAACTTCTCTAAAAGGCTATTACGATCAGTAACAACATATCCGTCTCCTTCTGACATTCCTGCTGGAGAAGAAAATGTATCAGCATCTGCTTTTTGCTTCTTTAACTGCAATTCGATCATCTTTAATTTTTTGTCCATCTTTGCAACTTTTGCATCAAGGTTAGTTTTTAACATTGTACCTGCAACTTCAAAAACTCTACCACTATAGCGTGATTCTACATTCATGCCAAGGTCCATTAAATCGTCGTATGCTTGCATTGCTTTGTCAGCTACTTCATTTAATTCTGCATCTGCTGCATCGCCCAATCCTTTTACACTAGGTAATGCGGCTGCAATTTTATCTAAGTCTTCAATGTCTCTAAACGATGCTTCTTGTGCTGCAACAGCTTGGGACTTTTTATCCTCAGCTTCTTGAATGAATTCTTTTGCATCTGGTAAGTTTAGTAAATCTTCTAATTTTTTAGTCATGTTATTATCCGTAATATGCTAGTATTATTTATGCAATAATATTAACCTCTGCGGCCTGTATGAAAAATATCGTTTTCTGTTACAATTCTAAATGTAATACCTTGTTGTTTACAGTACGCATATGCTGCTGCCCATTTTGCTTGATTTAATACAACATGTGCTTGATCACGTTTATTACGTTTTGCTTCTTTCATACTTGTTTGACTAAAAGGTTTAACCTCGATTAATTCTACATGTTTTTTACCTTTTGCATCAGTGTACACCATAAAAAAGTCTGGTACATATATTGTTTGTTTTCCTGTGAATGGATTTCTGTAAGGTATTTTTACAGCTTCGCTTGCCCATTTTTCTACACTAGGATGTTCATCACAGAAGCGCATAAAAGCAAACTCCCAACTACTACGATAAGTCGGTTGTCTATTTGCCATATATTTTTCTGGATTTTTTAGCGTATATTTGCCTTGTGCATACTTGGCCATTATACCATGATATTTCTACTTACTAAGTTATCAGTGTTTTCTGCTTCAATTGCCTTATATCCTAATTTGCTTATATTACTTCTATTAGCATTTAAGATAGCAACTATTAAACTTGTTAACTTAACTTTGTCATATCCCTTTAATTGTTCAAGTAATTCCATTACGTTTGCATTGTCAACTTTTGCTTGCGTTAGTAGCACACTAGCTACACTAGTTGAAGCTAGTGTATCAAAACCTCTGTTTTCAAAAAATCCAACTACTGCATCAACTTGATTGCTTGGAAAACTTAAACTTTCTTTTTTTGTATTGAGAAATTTTTCTTTTGATAATGATATTGAATCTTGTAAATTTATGTCTGTGGTTGAAAAGTCACTCATTTAAAATTCCTTTGGATTTGCATTAGTTACATTTTTATTTCCATTTGACGGAAATTGATTATTACCAATTGCATCAACTATGATATCTTCTCCAGCGCCTATCAATTCACTAGCTAAATTATTAAACGATAAATTCTTTGCATTTCTAAAAGTATTTGCGCCAGTAATTAATGCACCTAGCACATTACCATTTTGTAAGTTTTGCACAGTAGCACTTGTTCCGGCTAATACACCACCGGTGCCAAAAAAGCTACTAGCTCCGCCACCTGCTATACTGTTAGGACTCGGAGCAGTATCGTAGCGCCCTTCTCCAAATGTGTTAGGTGTAACGCCAACTTTTGTAAAGTTACGATCCATAATAACTGATTCGTAACTAAAACGCATTCTATTTTCGCTAAAGCTAGTAGCAGACCTTTCTACACTGTTGTGATCCCAGCTATCAATCAAAGGATTAATATAGGTAAAACTTGTGTTTGTAGGTTTGCCATCTTGCGGATGCAATTGAAATACTTGTATACTTGTAAAAAAGTTTGCAGTTTTGCCTGGTCTGTCTAATCCAAACCTATTATTAAATACTGCTCCTGTGCCGTATCCTGTATTTTTGTTGCCTTCACGATCGTAAGCTGGGTCTTTGATATTAGGTGCTGTGCCATTGCTTGACACATGCGATGCATCACTATAATAATAGTTAAAATAACTTTGCCATAAAAAGTTACTAATGCCTGCGTTATCGTCAATCCACGTCATATTTGCAGGTTGATAATCAACACTAGTTTGTGTAACTTTTTTTCTATTATATTGATTTATAGTAGCAGTATTAACATTATAGGACGGTAAATCAACTGCGGAACACAATAAATTTATTTCACGTTTTATAAGATTATTAAATGCACCAAAATTAACTAAATCAATTTCTGGATTAACATTAAGCACAACATGATAAAGATGGTCAAATTTTGGAGCAAGTCTAAAATTTCCATCTACAAAGGTTTTTGAAGCGTGTTGGTAGTCGCCAAGATTGCCTTTCGGGCTAAGTGCGCCGCTAAACAAATTATCAAAGAAACCATTAAAAGGATTAGCCATATTGTATTTATCCTATTCGTAAACTACGCATAAAATAAAAGGGAGTATAAAATATACTCCCTCTATTCTAATAGCAATCTGTGTTTTAAATATTAACCGCCACCAGTTACGTTTGTTCCTAGTGTTCTGCCAACTGCTGTTCCTACACCAGTATTTTCTGGAGTTTGGATAGCATTGTCGTATTGCATACTTAGTGTAATATTTACTGGCTCATTGTTTGCGTATGCAAGTGAGTTGTAGTTTGCTTCTGTTATAAAGCAACCGTAACATTCCCAAGTTTCTAAAACATTTACACCTGTTGCGCCGTTGCCGCCGTCTAAGATTTCAATGCGTGTAACAAACTTATAGTCTTGTCCAGAGTTAGCACTTGCTTGCTCCATAAAGTCGAATTGCTTCTGTAGTTGTTCACCTACTAATTTTTGTACGTTATTGTTAACATCTTCACGTAAGTTTAACGTAATTGGTGCCCATGTATGCTTACCTGCAAGGTAAACTTTACTGTTATAAATTGGTATTTCCATTGGATCAAAAGAAACTGTTGGACGAGTGATGTCCATAACTTGTTTTGTAAGTTCTGTTGTCGGAGTCGAGACGCCGAAGTTTTCTAATGTTACACGGAAACGGTATTGCAGCTTCGGCATCAGCAAACCTTGACTGCTTGCGCTGTCGTTTGTTGCTAACGGAACTGTTAATTTTGATAATGATGAGATTGCCATTTATTACTCCTATTCACAAGTATTTATCATTTGTAGGGGATTATTATTAACCCCCTACTTTATGATATTATAACCCGGAAATTTCTCCTGTATTTTTAAGACGTAGCGGGATGTAAATAAATTCTACTGCTTTTACTGGTTCAATAGCAATATCTACATACAGTTCGTTTCTATCAATTCTTGCTGGTGTGTTGTTAGTTTCATCACACACAACCAAGTAGTCAAAGATTGCTCTAAGTCCAATTAGTTCTACCATTAAACTTTCAACCTGCTGTTTGATTTCATCACGGGTGATTTTATCATTTGGTTCAAAGATATATGGTTTTGCAAGTTTCTTAAGCTGACTACGTAAGTATACAGTTAAACGTGCTACGTTTACTCTATCCAATGCACTTGCGTTTGCTGCTCTAGTTTTTTGACCAAATACAACAAGTCCTGCACCGTTAATGAATGTAATTGGATTTACATTGTTTGAATACAACGTATCACGCTGTCCTTCGTTAAGTGCAATACTCTGGAATTCACCTTCTGCATTAACAAATCCACTTGCTGTTGCGTTAGTTACGCTACCACGTCTTGTACCTGCTGGTGCAAACCATGGATAAGCAACTTGGTCATTTAATGCAATAGTGCGTAGTGCCATGTGCGAACTTGGAACAACAACATTGTTACCTGCATTGTCACTTGTAAATCCACTTGGATAATAAACACCTAAGTATTCATCTCTACTTACTAGACCGTTATCGTTGTCTTCAACTGCTAGGTTAGCATTGCTTGCCCAGTTTTGTAAATCAGTTGTTTTAGACGCTAATCTAAATGGTGAGTCTCCAACAACAAATGCAGTTAAACCTCTGTCATTGTTTAGAGTATTCATTTCTCCAATTAGTTCTGGATAACCAGGTGATGCAATTAAGTTAAACACTCTTGATTCGTCATCACGTATATCGTCATTATTGTTAACTGCTGCTTGTAGAGCTTGAATAATAACTTTACGTTGTGCTTTACGTCCAAATGCGCCACTGCCGTCTACGTTGTTTGCAGACTCAGTTACCCAACGATTGGCATAGTAACCGCTCATTGAAGCGTCACTTTGTCTACCGTTAAGTGCTGTAGTATCAATCCAGTCACGCTCGTAACGTTTAACATTAAAGCCGCTTCTACGTGTGTTCCATAAAATCATACCTTTTGGATATAATGCTGGATCTGGAGCGTCTGGATCTAAGAAGTCGCTAGTAACCATTTCTGAAATGGCTCCTGCTGTAGCACTATTTGCACCAGTTGTGTTATAACGAGCATCAGCAAATAGTACACCTGCTTCAGTTGTTTGATCAGTGTTGTCTAGCAGTACCCATTTAGAAGTATCACCGTTGTATTTGTATACTTGTGGATAATTTTCTAAATCTGCTGTACTAATCCAAATGTCTCCATTTTGAATTAATGTTGCATTATCGCTCTGTTTTGTTGGAGCTGCTGCTGATACAATTGGACCGTTTTCGTCTAGTACACTACTTGCGCCAACGTTTCCGTCACCTTGGTGATCAAAGTTATTATAGCCAACCCATGTTGTACCATTGTGAATCATAATGTCAACTTCGTCAACTACACTACTATACCATAGCGCACCAGTTGCTGGTGTTGCAGTTGGAGCAGTTGCTTTTGCTGTGTATGTTAGTACGTTCCAATTCGATGCCATAAACTCTTTTGGACTTGTACTTACATCAGTACCTGGTCTAAAATAGAAATTTGCAGTCGAAGCTGGATTAGTTGATACAAACGGTGTAAAGATATTATCTAGTGGAGTATTTGTACCTTCAACTAAACGGATCTCACCGCCATTTGCGTGTGACATAACTAATTGATTTTTACTATTTACTGTAGCACTTACATTTGTTAATCCAGCGCCGTTAATTGCGCCTGCCATTACATCAGCATCTGTAGTTGCTGCTGTTGCAGTAAATGTAATAGTTACTGGTGTTGACATAGTTGCACTACCAGTAATCGATTCACTAATTGTAAAATCATGCGATGCTGCTGTATATGTACTTGCTGTAATTGCAGCACTTGTAATACTAGTTGCGCCTGTTGCTTGTCTTACCATAAGTTGTACTGAACCTTTTGGAAGACTGTCTTCAGCTACGTTTGTTCTTGCATATACTGAACCAGCAGCAATACTTGCTCCGCCACCAGTTGTATCAATTGATGCAATTGCTGCGTGATTAGTTGCGTGTAATGGTGCCGAAACTGTTGTCCAACTATCTGATGATGCGCTATACTGTTTTACACTATACGCTGCGCCTAGATTTGGATTAGTTGATTTTAACCAAACACTTCCTGTTGGACGTGGTGTAGTATCTCTGCTTTTCCATTCTGGTACACTTGTATGTGCAGCAATAGCATGTTCTGG